GTGGCGGCAAAAACCGCCGTAGGCGGAAATCAAGCGGCCTGCGCTCCGTAGTGGGCGACAGGTACTAAAATCGGGGGCCACGGCCCCCGTCCTCACATCTGAAACTAGGAAAATGACCAATGAGACGATCAACATTCAACCTTTCCCACGAGCACAAGCTGACAATGGATATTGGCATACTATGCCCGGTCGCGTGCGAAGAAGTCCTCCCGGGCGATACCTTCATGGGCCAAACATCGCTCCTTGCCCGGGTGGCGCCTCTTGTAAATCCCGTCATGCATCGTGTCGATCTTCGTGTGCATCACTGGTATGTACCCAGCCGAATCCTGTGGGATGAATTCGAAGGCTGGATTACCGCAAGCGATGAAGCTGCGGTCAAGCCGATGCTCACTCTCGCTTCTGACCTTGATCTGGTCGACCACATGGGAATGCACCCAACAACCGGTCTAGAGATCGATGCGCTACCCGTCCGCGCTTACAATATGATCTGGAACAACTTCTACCGGGATCAGGACTTATCTACCGCCCGCGATGAGGACGATCTCACACTCGCGAGAATCTGCTGGGAAAAAGACTACTTCACGACCGCCCGGCCATCGGCACAACAGGGCGACCCCGTTACCCTCGGCCTCACATTCAGCGATGCCCCTGTAACCGGCATCGGTAATGTGGACACATCACCTCTCGGTTCTCAGGGCTCAATCGCTGAAACCGGAACCGCGTTCGACCAGACCTACGCCAACCGGATGAACTCAGATTCGACAGCTGGCATCAAAGTCGAAACCGACGCCGGAGGCGTCCCACTGGTCTTCGCAGACCTCTCAAATATCAGCTCCGGGATCTCCATCGATGATCTTCGGCGCGCGATCGCGCTCCAACGCTTCGCAGAGGCACGGGCCCGGTTCGGCTCCCGCTTCGTTGACTATCTCAAGTTCCTCGGCGTCAACCCCTCTGACGGGCGCCTCGACCGCCCCGAATATCTCGGCGGCGGAAAACAGGACATTAACTTCTCCGAAGTCCTCGCTACTGCCGAAGGCACAAATACCGAAGTCGGTGATATAGCCGGCCACGGCATCGCCGGCATGAAAACCCGTCGCTACCGCAAAATGTTCGAAGAACACGGCTGGGTGCTCTCGCTCATCTCCGCCAGACCAAAAACCGTCTACATGGATTCGGTTCCTCGCAAATTCCAGAGGACCGATCCCATGGACGTATGGCAAAAAGAACTCGAAGTCCTGCCATGGCAAGAACTCAAACAATCCGAAGTCCATTTCAACGGCTCAAGCTCTACAACCTTCGGCTACGTCCCGCGCCATGAGGAATATCGACATGGCTACTCCTACGTCTCCGGCAACTTTCGCGGAGGCCCGGAGGAAGACTGGCACCTCGCCAGAACCTTCGCATCCGCCCCAACTCTCAATGAAACTTTCGTTGAATGCACACCGTCCGACCGTATCTACGGCGACGTCAACATGCCCGAACTCGTGATCAACGCCTACAATAAGATCACGGCTAAACGGCTTGTACGCCGATCAGCATCACTGCAGGGCCTCTAAAATAGGCCCTCTAAAACCGCAACACGGAAACTCAAAATGAACATCTTTAAATCCACGGAATGGACGTCCCACGACAAGGAATTCAAACTCGAATTACCTTGGAAAAGCGACGTCAAACTATCGGCCATTAGCGCCGAAACTATCACCCTCTCCGCTGTCACAGACACCGGGGAAATCGTCCCACTAAGGCACGGAAACGAAATCCAACTCCGCGCCACAATGCACGGGTTCTCTGAACTCTACCTCAAATCGAAAGGCACAATCGGTCTCAAAATAAACGTCCGCTCAAAGCAGCTGGACGAACCACGAAACGACGAACTACCAACACTCCGACCCCAGTCCAACAACCTCCTGCAAAAACTCAGGCGAGAAGCGCAACAATCCTTCGGAGTAATGCGCGAAGAATTCGCCAATGAGGAAACCGATCTACCCGGCTATGAAATGCCGGACGGAGTAGGTGACGTCTTCGAAGAAGATGAGGAGGAAATCAGAAGGCAACTCAATGAAGAAAATGACGATACTGAAACTCCTGACACTGGGGGCGATCCTGATCCTGACGATCCTGCACCCGAACCCCCAACAGGCACTTAGCTGCCTAATGGACACAAGCGGCTCAACCACCACCATCCATCCAGAGCCAAAAAAATGACCAGTGGGGCCGACTAGGCCCCACACGTCTATCGGTAGGCGCCAGCCGGACGATCCGCAGAGCGAACCCCCGCCAGCAACGGGGACAGACATAATACTTGATATTATCTGTACCAATGCCGACACGGCATAAAAACAAAAGGAAACTCAATGCAATGTCTCAGACCAATGTCAATGAAACACCCAGTAACAGCTATTTGGATCTCCCACGGGTGCGGGCAATGCTTGCCCTGTCGCCTAAAAAAACAGTCAGCGTGGACATTCCGCAATCGCCTCGAATCTCAAGCCTCGCATACAAGCTCGTTCTGGACGCTCACGCTGAACGAATCCGGCTTGCAAGCTATGGGCGCCTCTGGCCCCAGGAAAATGATGCGCGCCTTTTTCGACAACTTACGCAAATCGGAGGCCCGACATCTGAATGGCAATCCGATCCGATATTTTGGGTGCTTGGAATACGGTGGCAAATTCGGAAGGCCACACTTTCACATGCTGATCTACAATCTGGAACACAATCTAATCGTGCCTCAACCATACCGCCGAAACCTGCCCCGCCCTCAGTTGAATATCTCCATATGGCCACATGGCTCAGTCGATCCGGGCACATTCAACCCCGCAACCATAGCCTATACGAGCAAATATATTTTCAAGGACACGAGAAACGGGGAACCTGCGCACCCCTTCAGGACTATACGTCCCGCCATTGGCTATTATGGTTTGGAGTATCTTGCGGCACAGATCGCGAAGAAACACTCGATTTTGCCCGAACCGCCGGTCTCTTTTCAAATGGGCTCGACGACATACTTTCCAGACAATTGGACGCGCAAAACCTTTGACAAATGTTTCATAACAGCAGGTGGCAAATATGAGAAAATACCGACCCCGCAAGAAAAGCAAATGCTCTCTCTGCAGACGCGTGAGGCTTTACGCCTCCTACCTCGCCACATACAGGAACGGCAAACAAAAAGGCTAGAGACAATTGAGTACTTACAGAGATCGAAAGAAGAGGCAAAAGCGGCGTTCGAAGAACGAGCGTCGGATAGAGCGCAAAAAATTAATAAGAAAAAACACGATAGCTCTGATCCTCTTCCTTGAGGAATCAAAACCAATAACACAACGGAAGGAGCCACAACTATATCAACCGGTGAAAACCGAAACTAAATCGCAACCAAAAAACAAACAAGGAAGTTCGACAATCGGAGCGACATATCAATCAATGCACGACAACAGGAGTTCGGCCTCAGCCGCGCATTGTAAAGAGCGACCGAAAAACAATCGCCCGGAATCGGGCGGTAAAAAAAGTCGAACGTTCATTCCTTGGTGTGAAAGGAAAATCTAATGGTAGATTGGGCCTCAATAGGCGGCGGAATCGGATCAGTGATCAACGCCGTAGCTCCACTCCTCGGCGGTAACGGAACCTCCGACGCAGAAGCACAAAAATGGATGACCAAACACCGCGTAGAAATGACAGTACGTGACGCGGAAAAAGCTGGAATCCACCCTCTCGCAGCACTAGGGGCCGGATGGCCCAACTATCAACCGGTCGGCGGCTCAAACGCCGGCGCCAAGGAAGTCGGCGGAAACCTCGCGGCGGCCGCCAAATTCTTCGGAAATGCTCTCGGCGGACCACAAGAAGAAAACATGAAAGCCGACACCGCCAAAACCCTCGCCGAAACCGAACTTATCAAAGCGCAAGCTGTCACCCTCAACGGTCAAGCCGGCGCCGTATCAAAAGGAGCCACGACAGGTGTTACCAACCTCGCCAACCCGGAAGACCTTTCCATCATGGTCCCCGCAAATTCGGGTAACCCAGAGACAGCCGGTGCGACTCTGCAGAGCGGCGGCAATATGTTCAACACAACCAAAACGCCAGACGGTCGGAACGTCCCACAAGCGAATCCGAATACAAATGTTGACCCCGAAGTAGACCTCTGGACACACGCCAGAAACGGCACAATCGTCAACTACGCCGAAAGTCTATTCAAGCGGAACATGAGCCGCGAAACTTACGGCCAACTCCGCAACTTCCTCGACAAGGCACTCCGAACCCCAAGGGGGATGGCGCTCATCGAAAAACAGCCCACCCTCCTGGACGATCTCCGGAAACTTGACAAAAAACTGAATCAATGGCTTCTTGAGCTGTCCCCGAATTGGGGCAAATCAGCAAACGAGAGGTTCATGAAATGAGACGATCCCGGAAACGCCGCTCCCGTGGCGGCAAAAACCGCCGTAGGCGGAAATCAAGCGGCCTGCGCTCCGTAGTGGGCGACAGGTACTAAAATCGGGGGCCACGGCCCCCGTCCTCACATC